GAAGATCACAACTTAAAGACATGTTACTGGATAAAGAAAACCCTATAGGACATAGCTATAAAATAACATCATATTCAGCCCATGCAACAATGCAGACACTAAAAGGATTTGACTGGGAATCACGTTTTAGTAAATTATTTAATGAACCTATTGCTAATTTAACTAGTACTAAAGCAGCTATACCAGAGTATGACAGAGAATTAATTGAACCTAAACAAAAGATTAATGAGAAAAAAAAGAAGAAACAAACAAAAGACAAGAGCTTATACTTGCAAGAGTATTCAAAATATAAACACGTTAATACAGAGGAGTTCAAGCCAAAATTATTAAAAACAAATATCTCTCAAGAAAGTGCATTACCAAATAAGAATAGATCCAAAGTCCATGACTGCATTTTAGATATTATAGACCAAAATAATTATTTGAAAACTGTTTTTGATTTGGCAGAGTGGAATGTTCATAATAATAAAAGCAAAACATTGGCAGACATATGCATTAAAGCTCAATATGGTGCAAAAAGAGAATTTTATGTTATTAATGTAGGTAGTAAGGCATGTGCTAGGATACTTGAAAGTATTTTTAATGAGATTTGTAAACAGCTTCCAAATGAAATGATATCTATACCTGGAGATAAGAAGATGTTATATATGCAAGACTTTTTAAATCAGGCTTTAAGTAGAAAACAAGCAAATGAAAGAATTTTCTTTGTCAATGGTGATTGCACTAAATGGTCTGCAGCAGAAACAATGGAATGTTTTATCAGCTTAGTCACGGGCATGTCAGAACACATTAGTGAATCAACATTAAAATATCTAATTATGGTTATCAACATGTGGGGCAATAAAGAGATAACAATTCCTGTGTCATTACTTCAGCATACATTTTTTACTACTGATGATAAAACACGATATCTCAAGTCACATATGGCAGTGTTAGAATCAGATCAGAATTTTTTACAAGGTATGTTTAATTACATGAGTTCATTCAAAGCAGTTTGTTGCTCAAATTTAACAAGAGAAATCTGGAAACATATTAGACCTGAAAGCACACTACGTGTTGAACATATGGAACATTCTGATGATTATTCATTAATTATAACTACAAAGTCTATAGATGAACTTAAAGAGTTTAGATGCTTGCACAGAATTCTCATGAAGTGTCATGGCTTCAATGATTCAATTAAAAAAACTAACACACAACAATTCCTAATGGAGTTCATTTCTTTATTAAGTTTTAATGGCCATATGACATATCCGCATATAAAGAAACTGAAGGAATGTGGCATGAATTTAGGTTGCACAGGATATCGTGACGACATAGATGCTGTACTATCTCGTGTAGGTGAAGCAGTTCGTGTTGGTTCCATTTTGACATCAGCATATTTCATGCAGCGCATTCACTTAGC